TTTGATGAGGCTGTTATCGGGTCAAAATATCCGATGTCTACATCTGTTGACTCCCTTACCCCAGAAGTTACGGATACGACAAGAAAACTCGCCTCTGCCCCGTCTGGTTCTGGACATGACAACTTTCTCAAAGGTATCGTTGTTTCGTTCGACATGACGTTTTCGCAACACGCATGGAATGAAGCGAAAAGATATCACTTCCTTGAGTTCGTGTCTTCGACATCTACGATGCACCGTCTGGAGAGGATGGACATTGAGTCCTGTTGTAACAAGTATGTTACCGCAAGTGCAAAAGCCAACCTTGAAAGATGCCGTGATGAGTATCTAAGGACAAAATCCAAGGAAGACTTCCTGACGATGATTTATAACATACCGTCAGGCTTTGAACTCCGGGCAAAGATGGTGACAAATTATCAGCAGCTCAAAACGATCTATCACCAAAGGCGGAATCACAGACTCCCTGACTGGCAAGTCTTTTGTGATTGGATCGAAGGGTTACCTCACTCTGACCTCATAACTGGCATTAGGTAACGTCAGTCATATTTGTTTTTCCTCGCCTTGGGATGGTGTCAAAGCTGTCTCAAGGAATCGAACATCTATTTACAGTTTGGTGTTCATCTGCGTGTCATGAGTGTTTCATGCACATACATCCTTTCGCCCTATTAGCGTTGCTGTTAAGAGGTGTCAAAGCCTCGATAGGGTTTAGTCGCTAAGAGCCAATGTTGCGAGTGTCACCATGCCGGGAACACGAAATGTGCAGTCAACTCAAGACCACTGTTCACTTCTCGCCTTTGTTGAAAGGTCTTGAGCGCATCCAGAAGGGTAGAACTCCCCGAACGGCTGCCCTTCTATCTGGCGGGAGAGTGAAACGGATTACACATCGGGTTCATGCCCCGAAAACATCGGGTTCGACTCCCGTTCCCGCAATTCTGCGTAAGCAGTCAGCCTTCATATCACCTCTATATTATTTGATCCCCGGTTCAGCCTAAAAAACTGTTCCGGGGTTTTCGAAACAAGATTGTCGTTTCAAGGCTTGAAGCATGCTGACGGACTTCTTTTGACAATCACTTCCGACTTCGGTTGGACGGTTAGCATCACCGTTAAGTATGCTTTATATCCTTGGTAGTTTAAATGGTAAAACGTTAATGTGTCATACCTACGAGTGACACTGACAGCAAAATGATTTTCCCCTACACGGAAGAGTTACAGGTTCGAGTCCTGTCCAAGGATCTGGGACACCCACAGCAACACATACACAAAACATAGAACAAGTTAGAACCTTAAAAAGCCGAACGTCCTTTCCAGACTCAGCTATTTGGTGTCCTGTTTTCGTTTATGTGACTCTAACAGCAAATACTTGGTAGACAGCTTATTACTAAACGAGTCATGAGAAAGAAGGTGTTAATGAACTTTGCGACAGCACTGGACGAAGCGTCCAAGGTTACTCACACAGAAAACGGTGCGTTAGCCTACAACACAACTGATGATGCTTTATTAGACCTCTACTCCACAATAGGAGCATTGAGGAGTGCAGACGATGTGAGAATTGAGCGTCTGTTTGACTGCGCTTACAAAGCTGATCCGCTTTTTGCCACAAAGATTGTTTTCTACGGAAGAGACATCCGTGGTGGCCTTGGAGAGAGAAAGACCTTTAGAACTCTCCTTAAGTACATGGCAAACAACCACCCATCGGCAATCAAGCCAAACATGCACCTCGTCCCGGAATACGGCAGATGGGATGATATGTACTCCTTTATCGGGACTCCGCTTGAGGATGACATGTGGCGATTGATGAACGAGCAGCTTGAGAAGGACTGTTTTGCTCTTGCTGACGGTAAGAATGTCTCCCTTCTGGCAAAGTGGATAAAGACCCCGGATGCCTCTTCAAAAGAAACCAGAAGGCTTGGCATCCTGACTGCCAAAAAACTCGGTTACACTGTGTATCACTTCAAACGGATCATCCGTGCACTTAGAAGGCGAATCAATGTAACAGAGTCTCTGATGTCAGCCAAGAAGTGGAGCGAGATAAAGTATGATGAAGTGCCGTCAAGGGCATCCACACTCTACAGGAATGCTTTTTCAAGGCATGATGGAGATAGGTATCGAGAGTTTGTCACTAAGGCAGTGAATGGCGAGGTGAAAATCAATTCGGCAACCCTGTACCCTTACGACATCATTGAGCGTTACACCTATTATGGTTGGGGCCTGCGGGTAAATCCGTTAGACAACACACTTGAAGCACAGTGGAAACAACTCCCCGACTATGTCGAAAAAGGCTCTAATGCCATTGTGATCGCTGATACATCTGGGTCTATGCACGGAAGACCAATCAACTCGGCAATAGGTCTCGCTATCTACTTTGCTGAGAGAAATACCGGGGCATACCATAACCTCTGGATGTCTTTCTCCAGAACGTCTACAATCCACAAACTAAAAGGGGATACCCTTCGGCAAAAAATCAACTCGATTGACTTTTCCGACTGGGAGAACGATACGAACATTGAAGCCGCCTTTGATGGAATCCTCGATATTGCCATCAAGAATAACGTTCCTGCTGACGAGATGCCTAAAGCACTGGTCATCATCTCTGATATGGAATTCAACCATTGTTCGTACGGTTTCATGTACGACAGCATGGTCAAGAAGTTTGCAGGGCATGGATACAAACTGCCAAATGTTGTCTTCTGGAATGTTGATTCCCGCAATGACACCTACCATGTCCGTTCTGGGCAGAAGGGCGTACAGTTAGTCTCTGGATCATCAACTTCAGCCTTTAAGAACCTTATGGACTGCGTAGACATGACCCCAGTAGAAGCAATGGTGAAAAACATTAACTGCGACAGGTATCTGCCGATAACCATTGAGGAATAGGGACAACCCTTTTTCTATATATTTCATATTTGTTATTCTCCTTTCAGTGAACGGCATCTGGTGAGAACCGGGTGCTGTTTTGCTTTTAAATAGATTTTGCCCCTTCGCCAAGCGGTAAGGCACAGGACTTTGACTCCTGCATGCACTGGTTCGAATCCAGTAGGGGCAGTCAGGAAGGTGTGTTAGATGTTATTTCCATATTTGGTCACTGTCGCTGTCATCTTTGTCATCGTGTACGTCATGCCAACAATCTTCGAATATGAAGGTTTGTTCATTGCTATAGACGATCATGAGAATGTTTTGTTTGCATTTGCAGTGATGGTACACCTTAAATACGCTTTTACAATAGCGTTAACCATAAATCAAAAGATGTATATGATAGGGTATTCCCTGTTACCAGACTCGGAAGAGGAGTAAATGTGGCACGAAAAAAGAAACAAATAAGCTATATGGCTTTTGTACAAGGATGGGAAGAGTGGTGCAATTGTGAGATCAGTCTCCCTGAGTATGCACGGAAATGCCGGGTATCACCACCAACGCTCAAGAAATATATGAACATGGTTCTTAACATGCAACCGTTCCCGGAAGGAGTCATGATCGATGATTGGGATGAGGATGAGTTCAAGAACTGGCAAACGACAAGAGTACCAAGGAAACCAAGAAGAAAAAGAGTAATAGAGGATAAGGAGTAGGCATCTGTCTTAGCTGACAGGTGCTTTTTTATTTGCATGCCAAGACCTAAACCATTCCCGAATGATGAGCCAGAGTATATGAAGATTGCTGATGCTATTGATGCCAAGATATGTGCGGAAGGTGTCTCTCTGGAACTTGTAAAGGATCTGTTTGACTGCTGTATCCATGAGTCCCAGAACAGGCGAGGATTTGACCATGATTTCTGGTTTGATAAAACAGCAAAAGTAAAAAAGTACTGCGTCCAAATGATGGGGGATGCAGCTCTGGCGGAAGAGGCGGAGAACATCTTTGAGTCAACGCTGTTGCTTGAAGCACCGCATCTTTTCGAAAGTTATCTCCTGTACCTTGAAAAAGACAGAGAAGACTCGGAGAAGTTCTATGAGCCTAAAATCAAGCAGTTCAAGAAGTTCGGCATCATACAGGCGTTGCAGGATCTTGAGGATGACAAGATTGATTTACTTACGATTTCAATGCCTCCCGGAACACAGAAATGTCAACCGCTATATTCCAAGGTACTTACACCTGATGGGTTCGTGTGGATTGGCGATATCAAGGTCGGTTCAGAAGTAATATCAGGCACTGGAAAAGCAGCCACGGTAATCTCTCAGTCAGAGGTCAAAAAGCGTCCAATCTATGAGGTGACGTTTGATGACGGTTCTAAGGCGAGATGTTCTGACAACCACATCTGGCATGTCCAGACAAGGTATGACAGGAAAGTGGGCAAATACAGGGACGTAGAACTAAAAGACATGATAGGTCAACTATATGTCGAAAACGGAAGGCGGAAGAACTACTCCATTGATTACGTTCCGAAGATTGATTTCCATAAAAAGGATTTTCTGCTTCATCCGTATGTCATTGGCACTTTGATAGGTGACGGCGGACTGAGTCAAGGTTATGCGATGTTGTCATCGAATGATTACGACATGATTCAATTTGTCTCAGAACTGTTGCCAGACGGATATTGCCTCAAGCATCACGATAGATGCACGTATAGTGTAAATGGAAGAACTGGAAAGGCAAGCATTGTCCATCAAGAACTTGACAGATTAGGTCTTCTCTGGAAGAAGAGCGTGGATAAGTTCGTTCCAAAGGAATACCTGTACGCAAGTTACGAACAACGGTTGTGGCTGCTGAGAGGACTGCTCGACACTGATGGATCTGCCAGTAAGGGATATGCTTCGTTTTCTACGGTTTCAGAGCGGTTGGCGAAAGATGTAGCAGAACTTGTCCATTCTCTTGGCGGATATGCGTCCTGTAAGAAGAGCAAGGCAGGATACAGGGACAAGAATGGCAATTACAAGAAATGTCATGATGTTTACAACCTGATCATCCAATTCGATAGCCAAATGGATGATATCTTCTGGCTTGAGCGGAAGAAAAAGGTGTATAAACCAAAGAGAAAGTCCATAAAAAGGTTTATTTCTAAGGTCGAATATATCGGCGAAGAAGACTGTAAGTGTATCCTGATAGATGACCCTTCTCATCTTTATATCACTGATGACTACATCATCACGCACAATACGACCTGTGAGAAGTTCTTTGCTTCATGGATCATTGGAAGGCATCCAAAAGACTATAGCCTGTTCTTTTCCCACTCATCTGACATCACAGACATGTTCTACCGGGGTGTTCTTGATATAACAACTTCGCCAGAATATAATTGGCGGGAGATATTCCCGGATGTGAGGTTCCTTGGTTCAAATGCCAAGAAACAGACAATCATGTTCAACAACTATAAGCCTTTTGCCAACCTTCAATGCACATCAAGAGGTTCGAGCAATGCGGGTGTTGTACGATGCAACCGTTACCTGTATGTCGATGACTTGATTGCAGGAATACAAGAGGCACTTAACAAGTCGTTTCTCGATAAGCTGTGGAACATCTACTCTGTCGATGCGAGGCAAAGGAAACTTAATGAACAGGTAAAAGAAATCCACATTGCCACAAGATGGAGTACCGTGGATGTGATCGGTCGGCTGCAGAACCTCTATGGTGACAGTGACAGGGCAAGGTTTATCTCTATCCCAGACATCGACCCTGTCACTGGAGAGTCGAACTTCGACTACAAGTACAACGGAATGTCCACAGAGTTCTTCAACAGTCAGGCAATGGCAATGGATGAGATATCCTACAAGTGCCTGTATAAGAACGAACCCATCGAGCGTGAAGGTCTGCTCTACCACGAGGATGAACTAAGACGATTTGCTGATATTCCGGGGACAGAGCCAGACGCTATCATTGCGGTATGCGATACCAAGTCTACAGGTATAGACTACATGTTTATGCCCGTCTTTTACCAATACGGCACTGACTTTTATCTGGTCGATTGTATCTGTGACAACAGCACAGACTTCAACCGTCAGTACTCAAGACTTACCGACATGATTCTTAAACACAATATCCAACAATGCGAATTCGAGTCAAACGCCGGGGGTGATAGAATCGCCTTTGAGGTAAATACGAGAGTACAGGCTGTAGGCGGAAGATGCAATATAACATCTAAAGCTACAGAGACTAATAAAGAAACGAGGATCATTGTTAACTCGGACTGGGTTAAGCAACACTGTCTCTTTAAGATAAAGGAACTGTACACAAGAAGGGATGACTATGGTGCTATGATGTCCTTCCTTCTTAGCTATTCAATTGCAGGAAAAAATTTGAATGACGATGTCCCTGATGGCCTTGCAAACTTCTCTCTGTATATCGCAAGAAAAGAGAGAATAAAACCGACACAAATATTTAGGTCTCCCATTTAAGCATGACAACAAAAGAATATCTTTCACAAATCAGAACATTTGACAAACGTATCAAGAGAAAAACGGACGAGATCGACCGATTAAGGAATGTAGCTATAAGCATAGGAATGGACATGACAAAGGAAAGAGTCCAAACATCCGGGACAAAAGATCGTGTAGGGAATTCTGTTTCAGCAATCGTTGATGCCCAAAATGACGCATTAAAATGTGTCGCTGATTACGTAGAACTGAGGAGCAGAATTGTTGATCAGATAAGTTCTATGGATAAAATGATCCACAGTGATATCTTATACTTGAGATATGTAGAAGGGAAAAAATACAAACTTATAGCCGATGAGTTATCATACTCCGAAGATTATGTCATTCATACCCATACAGAGGCTCTTGCAGCTTTCGCAGAGAAGTACGGAGAAGAGTATTTATAAAACTCGACAGTAAATAGCGTTTAATATTAATAAACAAACAGTTTAGTATGTGTTGACAAACATATAAACAGATGGTAAATGTTATAATGTAAAATTCTAAGCTGAGTCAGATTTCTGGCTCGGCTTTTTCTTATGCAATGGAAAAGAAAAGAACAATCAACTGCCCGAAATGTAAAGACCCAATCGGCTTTTACGATGGCAAAGGCAGTATCGACATCTTGTGTGCTTGCAAAAAGTGCCGAATAGCAGTGCTTTACGAGGTCGAAAGCAAGAATACATTTATCCGCAAATACCCGGAGCGGAACACAATTAGCGGAATGAGGTTTTACTAATGCACTACGGACGCTATGACATTTATACGGATGTCCCGCAGATCACATCAGACAATATCATAAAGGTCTTAAGAGAGTCGTATGCCGTCCATGTCAAGAACGCCCAGAGTTGCAACTTCCTTCTCAAGTACGATGCGGGAGAGCAACCGTTCTACCGCAAAAAGACAATCCGCCCGGACATAGACCATCATACCGTTGATAACGTAGCGAACGAAATCACAGAGTTCAAACTCGGCTTCAACTGGGGATATCCTATTACCCTCATCAGAAGAGGTGAGAAGGATTCTGGGACAGAGGATGAGGTTGAGGCTATCGCCCAACTTAACGAGCAATACGAGATTGACGGCAATAAAGACAAGACCCAGAGGCTTGGAAGGTTCGTTGAAATCTGCGGTAGAGGCTATACATTTGTTGACATCAATAAGAACTGGAGTGAAGGAGAACCTTACTTCACGGTACAGGCGTTAGACCCCAGATTCGCCTTCATAGTAAGGTCTTCCAGATATGTTGACAGAAGACCTGTACTTGGAGTTACTTTCCGTATCGATACAGAAGGTAATATCTACTTTACGTGTTATACGGACAGACAGAGGTTTGAGGTAAAGAACCTTTCCGCATTGTTAGCAGATGCCCCCTCCGCTGATGAGTATGGTTGGTCACAGGAAGAAAATTCTGGATCACTTAACTACCTCGGCATGATACCTATCATTGAGTGGAATCGCTCACATGATGGGCAAGGATGTTTCGAGCGTCAGATCCCGGAATGTAACAACCTTAACATGTTGGTTTCCGACTTCTCTAACCAAGTTGACCAGAACACTCAGGCTGTTTGGTTCACGGTTGATGTTGCTTTCCCGGTAAACCCTGATACGGGAGAGACTGAAACACCACAGAACGGTGACTGGTTGGCGGCACAAACAACTGCGGATGGCAAAACACCTACAGCTACTCCTCTGGTAGTGCCATATGACTACTCAGGCATGCTTAACAATATCATATCAAGAAGGAGTCTTATCCTTCAGAAATGTAACGTGCCTCAGAGGACGGATGATATCAACGGAGCGACAGGCATTGCTGTTTCCGATTCTTCCGGGTGGTCTGCAGCTGAGACGGCGGCCTGTAAGCAACAGGCTATCATGGAGACTGCCAAGATGCAGGAAGTCAAAGCTGTACTTAAGGCGATTAAAGCGTCCCCGGATGTCCCGGCAGACAGTCCTCTGCTCAAGCTTCGGGCAATAGACGTTATGCCGAACATCAAGCGTCAGAGAACCTATGAACTCACGACCAAGTCTAATGCTTTCGCCACTTTGGTGGCACACGGTATTGATGGTCTGAGCGCAATCAAGACGGTCAACATGTTTGATGATCCAATGCAAGTATACAGCGATTCTAAGTCGCTGATTGACAAATACCAGAAGTCAATCTTTGAAAAACAAACCCAGATGGCGAGGAATACAACAGGGACGTACAACTGGCACAGTAATACCAATACCCAGAACGATGACAACTTCTCTCCTAACAGGGACAGGATGTCAGGAGACAATTCAGACCAAGAGCAAAATTCGCCTAATATGAAATGAGGCTTTAGATGAGACGGATCTCTATACCTTACAAGAAGTGGTTCGGCGAAATGGGTCTGCCTGATGACCGTGAGCGCAGAAGGATAGAGGCTGCGAAAGATATCGAAGACATCATCATGCTCTACTTTGAGATCTTAAAACAGTACAGGAACATCGGTACTGATGGATTCGGTGTTGCAAGAGAAGTCCTTGTCGGGGAGTATATCCGTCTATTCGGGAATAGTGAAGCACTCAGGAATAGGGCATACGAGTTTGCTGATGCCTTAAATGACGTTACCAGAAGAAATCTCCAACAATATGATGATCTGAATAACCTTCAGACAGAGCAGGATACCAGAGACGCAGAAGAAACTTTCGTAGTCTCGCACGGCATACCAAAATCGTACTGGACATCTCAGGACAGGGCAATGGCGATAGCGGAAAACGAGGCAAACACTGTTGTTGGCTGTGAGGAAATGGAAGAGGCTATTGAGGCGGGATACCAAAACAAAATCTGGGTAACAGTTGGAGATAACAGAGTCCGTGATACCCATAGAGAAGTGGACGGACTTGAAATACCAATCAATGAGGCGTTCGAGGTCGGTGACAGCTTGCTCATGTATCCAAGAGACACAAGTCTTGGGGCAAGTCCAGACGAAATCGACAACTG